TTTTGTTAAAGAATAAATTTTTTGTTAAACTCAATTTAAGCTCATTCCAAATTTTAATCTACACTTTTGTGGGAAAAAAATAAGAATGGGCTTGATTGTGTTTCACTCTCATAGATAATCCTGAGCGATTTTTAATTTAATTGATGTTTGTTTTATAAACCGTGCATTATGAATGACCGGTTCGTTAGGAAACCGTGCAGTGACAGCGCAAGGTTCGTTAGGAAAATGTGATGATATCTCAAATATTCGTTAGGAAAACGTAAAGGTATTATTTAGACGATGATATATAGAATTAAGGGAATCACACCACCTAACCCCCAACAGTGGCAGTATAACCCCTTAAAAGAAGCCTACGGGTCATTTGGATGCCACGGCAGACTTTATATTTGTTGTGTAATAAAAAAACCCCCCTTGTGCAAAGGGGGCGATCACTAGGGGTGATCTATCTCTTGATAGTTACTCTCGAATTCATAGTTTTAGTTTGATAAGTTTGAAGTTCTTCTTCAGTTATTCCGAAGTCTGAACATAACTTTTTCCAGTCAGTAGTCACTTTAGGAATTCCAGTAGTTATTTTCAACCCTTCACACTCGATACTAACATCTTTGTAAACTTCCTCTAAAGTCTCTTTAACAGCTAATTTTGTAGCCTTAGAGTCTTTCTCTAAGATATCAGCCTCGTAATACTTTTTTACTAAGCTAGCAGTCTTAGCGTCCTTAATTAAGAGATGATCACCTTCCACTAAAGCAGGGCGTCTAATTGATTCTGGGACAATCTCATAAAAAAGTACCATATCCCAAAATAACATGGCATAACCTAACATCTCGGAATGTAGCTTTTTATCAGGGAATACTTCGTAGCTGTAGTTTTCATGCTCAGACTTGTAAACGAAGAAGGTGCATTTTTTAGCACCAGAAACCATCAATTGCCACTGACACTGTAGAAAATACATTCTAGGCATATGATCTTTGAACATCTGATTATACATTTTTTCACCAGGCACTTTTATCTCAAGAATATAGTCACCATCTTCTGAAATTCCATCAAAAGAAGCACTAGCTACTTTCCATTTGGTAGATTCACCAACACAAGGCTCGTAAAATGTCTCTGAGATATGAATAAAGCGATTTCTCGCCTCTTCTTCCATCTCAGTACCTCTTTGCATAGCTTTATTAGGCTTATCACGCTCTACTTGCCCTGTCTTTTCTAGCCAGAATCGGTAAGCGCTTTTGTATGGGTTTTGTCCCATTACATAACTGATCTCGCTCGCACCAAGATGTTTTGCTCGGAATTCATGCCATTCTTCACTCTGTTGTTCTAGATTCTTAATTAGCTTCATTTTGAGACTCCACACGTGCTTTTAGCTTTCTTTGCGTAGAATTAAATTGGCTCATCCTAAGCTCTTTTAAAGAGTCTATGCCTACAGCTTCCAATAACTCTTGCTCAACATGAGGCGGAAGAGATATTAACAGCTTTTTAAGCTCTTTTAGGTGTGTTTGGGATATCATAGAACCGTTTCCATTAACCATACCCTCACCGTCATCATCAATCTCTAGGCCGTTGAAAGCTACGCCAGTTAATGCAGTAAGATTATACTTTTTACCGTAAGTCATACCACCCGCGATTAGCTGTGCTTTATCAGGCGATATACTACCAATTGGAATGATAGGGAAAATAGACTCTTCCTCGTGTCCCATTTCATGCCCCAGTACCGTTTTCAGCGAATATATACCATCTACAAAACCGCCTTTATTTTTGTGGGCTATTCCTTCAGTAGCTAAAGCAGAATATACAGCGCTTACAATTTCATCGTGCATGGCATATTTACCACCAGCTCCGAATCTAGCGTTATGTCCTTTTTTCTCTATCTTCTTAAACTCAGCTTGCGCACGGCATAAAGCTCTGTTGTATGCTATTTTAGCTGATAGTGCTTTATCTTCCGCAGCTGCAATAATTTCTTCTTTAACCGCTTTTAGCTCTTCTACACAGTCAATAATTGCTTGTTCGTTCATATAATACCCCTAGTATTGTTTTATATTTGCTCTAAAATTCTTATAGCTTCACTAGCTAATAAGTTTTTTCTATTTATGGATTTTGATAGCTCTGATTCATGCACAACATTTATCATGTCAGCATCAACGCCATCCATAATTTCTTCCATATCGTGCTTAGTCATAAGGATTAAGAGGTTTTCATAGATACTATCTTCATCAATATCATTCATTTTGTTGAATAATTCTTCATAAATCTCTAAAACAGCTCTTTTTATTGGATCTTTAATTATCATCGGTTCTCCTTAGTATTTTTATTTCATCAATATGCTTGTTAACAGATTTTTTGTCTATGCTTATTTAACAAAAACATTTTCTTGACATAAACACTAGATAGTAGTAAATTAATGCTTAATAACTTAGGTAATAACATGCCCCTAGAAGAATACTTAAAAAGACATAATCTCACAGCTTACGGCTTTTCAAAACTATCAGGATTTAGCACCGTCACTATATGGAGACTGTTAAAGGGCTTCCCTTGTAGGTTAAAAACAGCTAAAAAGATATACCGTATGACTAAAAACACAGTGAGACTACATGAAGATTTACCACAAGTTTAAATCAATCCGATGTGAAGCAGATGGCATCAAATTTTCTAGCAAATTAGAGCGAAATTATTATTTAAAACTAATGGAAGCTAAAAAAGACGGTTCTCTAATCATGTTCATGCGTCAATGTCCTTTTCATCTCGAAGGAGGCATTCGTTACGTTGTTGATTTTGTAGAATTCTGGAAGACTAACGAGCCTGGAGAAGCAGAGATTAAATTTACAGATGTGAAAGGAATTATCACCGATATCTATAAATTAAAGAAAAAACTTGTCGAATCAGAGTATCCGATTTTAATTAACGAGGTTTTTAAAGTATGATCTATCACGTTAATTTCCATAATCTGCTACCCAATAAGAAAAAGCTCTTTAAAACTCACGAAGAAATCTATTCATACGTCACAGAGCTAATTAATCAACAAATTTCAGAATTAGAAAAAAAATTAAAGTCTATAGATCGTGAAAACATGGCTAATTTACATGAAATACACGATATAGAAAACGACATAAGAATGTTAAAACTTAAAGAAATCCACGATAACGAACTTTTAAAAAGTCTTAGCATAACAAAAATTGATGATGAGAAATGTATTGCTTATAAAGAAATTTTTAAGGAGATGTTATGAGCGAAAAAATTAAAGATATAGTTATCAAAGTTAAAGTTAAAAAAGATGATAGAGCTTTTTATGCGACCATTAGCGTAGATAGAGACTATCCAATCTATGCTAATTCAGATGATCTAAAGACTAAAATCATGCAGATAGTAGCAGACTCACACCTCGTTAGTGCTATAGATTTTGAAAACAGAGATTATAAAGTAAAAGTTAGTACAAGTTTCGATTATTAGGAGAAAAACAATGTATACAAATGAGAGCATAGAAAGACTAGAGGATTTAGTAGATATCCGCGACGTACTAGACCAAATCTTAGATATAGAAGTTAATGAAGATAATAAATATCTTTGTCCATTTTGTGGATCGGAAGAGTTTCTAGTAGATATAGAAATTCAGACATGTGGTTGTATAAAATGTCAATTTATAGGGAGTGCAATATCTCTAATTGTACGAGTAGATAAAGTTTCAGTTAAAGAAGCTGTAGAAACGTTAGCAGACTATTACAAATTTGATCTTAAAAAGCATAACAAAGAATCAAATTATACATGCTACAAATGTCAAGAAATAGAAGATTGTCCCCGATGTAGAAATTATAAAGAAATAGTCACTGATCTAACAGATCGTTTACATAAGCTTTTGATAGATAAAATGGGTATATAGGAATCTATGACAGAGTACGAAGATAAAATGTTAGAAGTCTTAAAAGATATTAAGTTAGCTATTGAAGAATTATCTGATAAAACAGATTTACTAGATGGATCACTAGGAGAGTATAGCCCCTTTATAAGAGGTATTTATCTGATAGGTGATCATCTAGAGATGATAACACGTCAACTTGAGTTATTATGAGTAAAAAAATGCCTTCTACTAACAGTCTCAGCGAAGGAATACAAAATGGATAAAATCAAAGACTGGTTAACACAGTTCCTAAGCAATCCATACAAGTATGTGTGGCAGCTAGTACATGGGGCAATTTTAATAACAATTACTGGAGGGATATTGATATGGATGCTTGTACATTACTTGCTACCTCGCTAATATTTGCTGTGGAGGTTCCGCTAGATATAGAATTCAATATTCATAATGCTATTGAACAAGTTATTGAGGACGGTAAGAATTACGATCCCAGTTGGCATAAAGATGAAAATGGTGAGTGGGTACAAATATTATGATGGAATGGATTGATATAAAAAATCAGTTACCTATTTTAAACGAAGGTAATTTTAGTGATCCTTTTGTATTGGTTTTGCATTCTGTCCATGGTCTTGGTCTTGCCCAGTTTTTTAGAATTTCATGCGATGGATTAATAGAAGAGTTAGAAGAAGACTACCAAAGTAAATATGTATGCTCAGTAAATATGATCATAGCTAGATTAGATGGCAACGGTTTTGCGGAGACTGACAATGACATAAATATTTTTGAAAGTGGAGCTCATTTTAAAAACTTAGGTACAATAACCCATTGGATGCCATTACCAAAAATTCCCTTAAAATAGACTAGAGGCCAATATTTATTTTTATTAAATAATGAGACACAAACTTTCTACTTGCTCATAAGTGAGACACAAGTTACTTTTTGAGCATAAGTTACTTTAAAGAGATGATATATGGCAGCTGCTAAAAATAACAATTATACGCTTAAGAGGAAGATTAATCCCCAACACACCAAAGAGCAAATACAAGCTATTATAGATGACTTATTAGAATGGGCACACTCTGGTAAAGGTATTTGGCTAGCATCTTATATCTATGAGAGATACAAAAAAACACCTGCTTGGTTAAATAATCTTGGCGATCATCACCCAGAAGTAAAAGAGGCTCTCGCATACGCTAAAGAGCTAATTGGTGGAAAGGTAGCAAATCATTGCTTCGAAGGCGATAAAAATTCAGCCTTTGGAGAAAAGATTTTACCGATATATTCTACTGAGTATAAAGCACTTCTAAAAGATAAGGCTGATATGACTAAACACTCTGTTGAAGAAACTACTAAATATTCACTAAGCGATATAAAGAACATGAAAGCCGATGGCACTCTAGACTCTTTACTAACACAACCAGAAAAAGCACCTCATGAGTAATGTTGAGTCAACTAAGTGGAGACTTAATAACTTATACCGTATTGTAGATAAAGAAGGTAATTCAATACCCTTTAGGCTTAATCCTGTACAAGAAGAAGTTTTAGATGGTCTGCATAATCGCAACTTAATTTTGAAAAGTCGGCAGCTCGGCATGAGCACGTTCGCTGTCTTATTTATTTTAGATCAGGCCATCTTTACCAGCAATTTGTCTTGTGGTATTGTCTCGTACAGTTTAGAACATGCTCAACACATCTTTAAACGCATTATTGGACATGCTCTAGATACTCTTACTCCTTTTGCTAAAGAAAGGGCTGGAGTATTGCAAAGATCAGCTCGAGAGATAACTTTTAAGAACGGATCCTTTCTTCGTGTAGATACTACTCTTCGTGGTGGAGCTTATCAGTGTGTACTTGTATCTGAATACGGTAAAACATGCGCTCGTAATCCATTAAAGGCCGAAGAAGTTGTGACGGGCTCATTGCAAACCGTTCCCACTAATGGAACAATCATTATTGAGAGCACAGCGGAAGGTAGTTCTGGTTTTTATTCTGAGATGATTACTGCAGCTGTTCAAAGAGGAAATGATGGCTTATCTGCTCTTGATTATAAGCTCTTCTTTTTTCCATGGTATAGTGATGTCGCGTGTATACAGACACAGAGTAATATAAGCATAAGTTTTGAACAGAAAGAATACTTTGATAAACTGGAGAAAGATTATAATATCACACTATCTCTAGGACAGCGAAAGTGGTATTGTCATCAACAATCTATACTTGGAGAGAAGGTAAAACAAGAATTTTGTTCAACGGTTTCTGAGGCCTTTATGGCTAGTAATGAGGCCTATTATTTCCAAGCAGCGATAGAATGTGCATATAATGACAGCCGTTGCCTAAATACAGCGTTATACGACGCCCTAGCCCCTGTCTACGTTTCTGCTGACATCGGCATTAATGATTTGACAGTTTTAGTCTTCTTTCAAATCGTTCATGGTGAGATAAGAGTTATCGATATGTACCAGAATAAGAATCAAGGCTTAGACCACTACGCAAAGCATTTACTCCAAGAAAAGAAGTACATATATGGCACGATTTTTTTGCCTCATGACTCGGCTCGAAGGGATAACATCATAGTAGAGAACTCATATGAGAGAGAGTTTCGCAAGATATTCGCGCATACTGATACAAAGTTTGTGGTTCTAAAGCGTACGGATAAATGTATTAATATCTACAACGCTAAGAACAAATTTGATAGGTGTGTCTTTGCCCTTAACAGAGTTAAACCTTTGATAGATCAGCTTAGCAAGTATCGTAAGAAGTGGAGTGAGCCACTAGGACGCTATTTAGATGAGCCCCTGCATGATGTTTCTTGTTTTATAGGTGAAACCTTAATAGAAACAGACCTTGGACAGAAACGTATAGACAAAATATCTATTGGAGATAAAGTTTTAACCCCCAATGGCTTAAAGTCTGTTTTAAATGTATTCAAGTATAAAACAAATAAGCTTGTTAGGGTAGAAACAAACGAAACTAAAGTTACTTGTACTCCACATCATCAAATATTTTCTTCAAAAGGTCTTGTTAATGCCGATACATTGTGTTATACTGATCAAGTAATAACCAATAAGGACATTAATATATGGAAGAATGTTGGATACCTTGGAATGGAGAAAAAGTTAGGATTCAAGGATTATTTCTTATCAATGAATCAGAAACAGTTATCTTTTTTGATGGATGCAAATACACTAAAAACGAATTTGGATATTGGCTTGGAGGAAGAAAAGATAAAGGATTCAACACATTACATAGAAGTGTTTGGGGGTTTTATTACGGAGATATACCAAAAGGCTATATCATCCATCACATTGATGAGAACAAATCTAATAATAAAATCGAAAATCTTAAACTTATGTCCCATCACGATCATCAGTCCATGCATATGTCAACAGAAGAAAGAATATTCATATCTAGACAGACTATTAAAAAAGCCCAAGAAGCTGCTACAAAATGGCATAAAAGTGAAAGTGGTAGAGAATGGCATAGAGAGAATGGAAAGAAAACATTCGAAAATAAACCAGTGCTACAAAAGATTTGTAAAATATGTGGAAAAACTTATCAGTCAAAGTGGAAAAGATCAACCATGTGTTCAAATGCGTGTAGAGCAAAAGACAGAAGACTTTCAGGTGTCGACACAGAAACAAGAACGTGTGAAATTTGCCAAAAAGAGTTTGAATGTGGAAAATATAGAAAAGAACGCACGTGTTCTAGAAGTTGCGGAACTATCCTTGGACACAGAAATAGAGGTTTATGATATCGAAGTAGAAGACGATCACTGTTATTTTGCTAATGGGATTTTAGTTAGTAACTCAAACTACGCGGATAGTTTTATCTATGCAATGCAAGCCGTCAACCACTTAGAAACAGCTGTATCCATGAAAGGAGCGCTTCAAAGGCATAAGGAAGTAGTCGATAATAGACGCTTTAGAATTTAAGTGTTTCCTCGCTGAAAGTGTTATTGGTGGCCGTTTTCTTGG